GGAGCCGCGGGAAAACAAGCGAACCCGGAGTCAAACCATGAGCGAACACAGAGAACGCCGCTGCTGGCGGCCGGAAGAGGAATTGCGGATCATGGAGCCCGAGGGCAAGCGGCCCCGGATCGTCGGCCTGGCCGTGCCGTACGAGAAGCTCAGCAAGAGGTTGGGAAGGCACCGCGAGATTGTCCGCCGCGGTGCATTCAGCGAGAGCCTGGCCGCCGGCGGCGACCTGCGTGCCGACGTCGAGCACGACGAGGGGAAGTTGCTCGGCCGCAGCAAGGCCAACACGCTGAAGATGTGGGAAGACGAGCGGGGCGTTTGGGCGGAGATCGTGGTGCCCAACACGACCGTCGGCAACGATGCCCTCGAAGACGTCCGCAGCCGGCTCCGCGATGCCATGTCGGTCACGTGGAAGCGGGCCGGGCTCGAGGACGGATTTTGCAACACGCCCGACGGCGTCGTCCGGGAGATCCGCAAGGCCCGTTTGACCGGCGTCACCCTCACGGCGTTCCCGGCGTACCCTCAGACAGCGGGGGAACTGGTCGAGCGATCGCTGGCCGCCTGGCAAAAAGAGCAGGAAGAGGCCGAGCAAGAGGAGGATCCGCCGGAGGCCACCCCGACCGCCGTCCGCCGCCGTCTGCTGGATTTGGACGAAAAGGCCCTTGACTGATCGCGGCCGAGTTGTAATAATTCCAGAAGTACGAAGCCGGCCCGACGGCGAGAGGCAAGAGGGCCGGCCGAGATCGTCGCGAGGATCGGTCGCAGTGCGGGCGTGATTCGCGAGCAGATTGGTTTGACCACCACAATCTGCTCGGGAGTCACGCCCGTTTCTTTTTCTTGGGTGCATATTCCCGGGCAGGCTCACCCGATCATGGAGGGGCATGCGATGCCCATCGACACACGCGAAAAGCGCATGGCCCGGGCCAAGGCGATCCGCGACGCCCGCACGATCCTGGAAAAGGCCGACGAAGAAAAGCGATCGCTCACGGCGGAAGAGGACGAGCGGTGCAAGAAGTTCGAGGACGAGGCCGCCGACTACAAGACGGCGATCGACCAGGACGAACGGCGCAACCGCCTGGAAGAGGAAGAGGCCAAGCTGAAGTTCTCGCAAGAGGAAGAGCTTCGCAAGATGCCCGACAAGGAGGAGCTTCGCAAGAAGGCCGACGAAGAAACGGCCGGCGGCGGCAACCCGCTGGCGACCGAGGAGTATCGCACGGCGTTCAGCAGGTACCTGACCGCACCCGGTGGCAGCCACTTGAACTCCGGCATCTACACCGATGAGGAGCATCGAGCGTTGTCGGCCGGCACGGCCGAGGAGGGCGGTTACCTCTACGCGTCCGAGCAGTTCGTCAACCAACTGATCGCTAACGTCACCGACGCGACGGTCTTCCGCGGCCTGGTCGGCCCCGGCGGCACGTTCCAGATCCCCACGGCCGACAGCCTGGGGGCGCCGACGTTGACCGATATGTCGGACGCCGAATGGACCTCCGAGTTGGGCGCGCCCAGCGAAGACTCCACGATGGCCTTCGGCAAGCGGTCGCTCACCCCGCACCCGCTGGCCAAGGAGGTCAAGGTCTCCAAGACGTTGCTTCGCAAAGTCCCGGCGGCCGAGGGGATTGTCCGCGGCCAGTTGGCCACCGTCGTCGGCAACGCCGAAGAGAACGCCTTCATGACCGGCGACGGCGTGCAGAAGCCGCTGGGCATCTTCGTCGCCACGTCCGACGGGATCTCGACCGACCGCGACGTCTCGACCGGCAACACGGCCACGCTGGTCAAGTTCGACAACCTCAAGCGGGTCAAGTACACGCTCAAGCAGGTCTACTGGAAGACGGCCGCCTGGATCTTCCACCGCGACGTGATGGGCCAGCTTGCCCGCGAGAAGGACGGCGCCGGCCGCTACCTGCTGCAGGACTCGCTGGTTCCCGGCGAACCCGACCGGATGCTGAACTTCCCCGTTCAGCTCAGCGAGTTCGCCCCGAACACGATGACCACCGGCCTCTACGTCGGGATGCTCGGCGACTACACCAACTATTGGATCGTCGACGCGATGGACGTGGAGATCTCTCGCGCCGAGGAACTCTACATCCGCCAGAACCAGGACCTGTTCATCGTCCGCAAGTCGACCGACGGCGCGCCGGTTCGCGAGGAAGGCTTCGTCCGGGTCAAGCTCGGGTAAGGCGGAGCAGTGAGCAATGAGCTGTGAGCAGTGAGAAAGCCCATAGCTCAAAGCTCAACGCTCAAAGCTCAACGCTCAATATCGCAAGGAGTCAACCAAATGTCCGATTTTCATCTCAGCAGGAACGTCAAGAAGACGCTCTGCCAGGCCCCGCTGGCCGCGGCCAGCACGGGCCGGGCCGGGGCGGCCGTCGATATGGCCAATTGGGACGGCGTCGAGTTCGCCGGCAGTCTCGGCACCTACGGCACGACCAGCTTCGCCACGTTGAAGGCCCAGGTCTCCACCTCGACCACTTCGTGGACCGACCTGACCGGGGCCACCGCCAGCAGCACTGCGGGCGTCGACGACAAGCTGTTGATCGTCGACGTCTTCCGGCCACGGCAACGCTACGTCCGGCCGTTCTTGACGCAGCACGGCACGGGCGGCGAGTACGGCGGCACGATCGCGTCGCAGTACGGCGCCCGCAAGCTGCCGGTCACCCACGCCAGCACCACGCTGGCCGCCGCGGCCGTGTTGACGGTGCCGCAGACGACGTAAGGACAGTGGGGAGTGGGGGGTGGGGAGTGGTGAGATTCCACTTCGTACTCTCCACTCACCACCCACCACTCACCACTACAGCCGGAGGCTTTTGTCATGGGTTTCAATACTCCCAACTACCGCGAACAGGGCGGCGCGCGGGACGTGATCGGCGGGTCGATCGACGTGATCTCCGGCGGAGAGCTGGACATCGAAAGCGGCGGCGCGTTGAAGATCGCCGGCGTGGCGGTCGCGGCCTCGGCCGCCGAGTTGAACTACAACGACATCACCACGCTGGGAACCGTCCAGGCCAGCAAGGTCGTCTCGGCCGACGCGAACAAGGACGTGAGCAGCACGGCCGGCTCGACGGGTTTCGCGACGCTGGTGAATTACGGCACGATCAACCTCAGTTGCACCGGCAGCACGGCGACGTCGCTCTGCGGGTTTCGCCTGCCGGCGCCGGTGGCCGGCAGCGACGTGGTCATCCGCGCCCACGTCGGCATTGACGCCACCCACGACGCGATCGTCGAGACGACTAGCGCGGGCATCAGCATCGACGCCAATACCCACCGCCTTGCGTTCGATGCGGAAAACGAGGTCGTCCACTTGCGCGGGCTCAGTGCCACGCAATGGAGCCTCGTCTCTAACCCCAACGGCGTCGCCTCGTCCACCGATGTTACCACGTAAAAGAAGCAGTGAGCTATGAGCGGTGAGAAAGCTCAAAGCTCAAAGCTCACGGCTCATAGCCCCCAACCCCTAAACCCTTAACCTTCTGGAGATCGCAAGCGATGGCTTCGACTGCGACCGAAACCAATCCCCAACCCCCTTCCCCCACCAAGATAGCCATCGTGGGAAAGGCGCCCAGTTCGCGAGGGCTGGCGCCTTACCACGATGACGAATGGGAGATCTGGACGCTGGCCGACCTGGTGATGGCCGGCCAGGTCCCGCGGTTCCATCGCCACTTCGAGTTGCACCCGCTGAACTGGTTTGAGACGCCCGACGGCGCCAAGTACATCGAGTGGATGGGTTCGGTCACCGAGCAGCCTATCTACCTGATCGAGCCGGCCGAGGCGATCCCTCGCGGCGTGGCGTACCCGAAAGACGAGATGGTCGCCGCGTTCGGCCGCTACTTCAACAACACGGTCTCCTGGATGCTCGCCCTGGCGATCGCCATGAAGCCGCAGGAGATCGGCATCTGGGGCGTCGACATGGCGGCGGCCAGCGAGTACGAACAGCAGCGCCCGAGCTGCGAGTACTTCATCGGCCTTGCCCGCGGCGCCGGGATCAACGTCCACGTCCCCCCGCAGTCCGACCTGTTGACCTCGCCGCGGCTCTACGGGTTCGACTACGCCGACTGCGACGCCATCGTGAAGTGGCAGACCAAGTGTGCCGAGCTGCAGGAGCGGATCGCCCGCAAATCGCAGAAGCGAGACCAGTTGGCCTACGAGACCGCGTACCTCGAAGGGTGTCATGAGGTCACGCAGCAATATCTGAAACAGTGGCTGTAGGAAGTAGTGGGGAGTGGTGAGTGGTGAGTGAAAGAAGAACCCGATCCCAGAACTGAAATCTGAAATGTACCTGACCGTCGTCACCGCATCGACCGGGCCGTGCGTCTCGCTGGACGAGGCCAAGGACCATCTGTATATCAACGGCGACGGGCAGGACGCCGACGTGGGGAGGAAGCTCCGCGAGGCGACCGATTACTGCGAGCGGCGTCCGGTCATGAAGCGGCGGAAGTTCATGTCGGCCACCTACGACGGCCGCCTGCCGGCGTTCCCCGCCGGCGCGTTCACCTTGCCCGTCCCGCCGTTGCAGTCGGTTACCTGGATCAAATACTACAACGGCAGCAACGTGCTGACCACGCTCGGCAGTACCGGCTATTCGGTTCTGACCGAAGCAGAAGATCCCGGCAACGTCGGCCCGGCCTACGGGCAAACGTGGCCGTCGGCGGCCGCCCGCGACGATGCCGTCTCGGTCCGGTTCGTCGCCGGCTGGCCGTCCGCGGCCGACGTGCCCGACTCGATCAAGGCGGCCGTCAAGCTCAAGCTGGCCGATCTCTTCGGCAACCGCGGCGACCGGGTCCACCGATCATGGGATCGGCCCGGCTTGGACAAGGCGATCGACGATCTACTCGGAGGGCTGGCTTATGCCGATTACCGGTAGCATCGGCGCGATGCGGCACCCGGTCGAGGTGCAGGCACTGGCCGGCTCGACGACGGCCGACAGCCGCGGCCGCTCGAAAAAGACCTACGCCACGGTGGCCACGATCCAGGCCTCGATCGTGACGCTCGGCGGCGACGAGCTGCAACAGGCCCGCTCGATCGAAGCCCGGGCCACGCACCGCGTGGGGATCTGGTACAACTCGCGGGTCACCGAGCGGACCCGGCTGAAGTTCGGCAACCGGTACCTGCACGTCCGGGCCGTCGACGACGTCGACCAGCTCGGCCGCGACATGGTCCTGATCTGCGAGGAGGTCAAGAACTGATGCCCGACGGCTTGACCGTGACCCTGATCGGAGAGCGCGAGCTGAACCAATTGCTCCGCGACGTCCCCGACAAGATCGCCAACAAGGCGCTGCGCAAAGGCCTGCGCGCCGGGGCCAAGGTCGTCACGGCCCAGGCTAAGAGAAACGCGCCGCGACGTAGCGGCGCCTTGGCCCGTTCGATCCGCACCCGGGCAATGAAACGAAGCCGCAAGCGGCGGGCCGGCTATATGTCGATTATCGTATCGAAGAAGGGTGGCGGCCTTGCCTACGCGCCCCAGATGGAGTTCGGTTGGCAAGTCGGCAAGGGTACCGCTGGGGAACACCAGGCCGCACGATTGGGTCAAGGCGGTACTGGCGGCGTCCG